TTTGGATATTATTTATATCTATTGAGCTATTGAGGTTGAGCTCGACCTCCCCCTCCATCATTCACCAGTTGGAGGGGTTATCCCGTTGTTGTGGTGCAACATTTTTAGTCTGACACCTTCCTAGATGTTAGACAACTCTGGTTCTTTATAAAACCTTCCGTGGGACTCTTCGGAGGCAGGGAGTTAGGAACCAAGGTGCATTTTGGGGGGTTTTTCTTTCCTTAAACAAAAACCCCCACTATCCTTCATGAATTCACTAGCATGATTGTACGGGTTTCACCTTAGTTAGGTTATTGTGGTCATTGTCTTCCTAGACTTTGGCCCTTTTCTTTTGATCTTTAGACGTTGTCCTCGCATTAGAGTTAGATCAAGAGATATTTTGAGAGATAGATGTTAGTCATATGGTATCTCCATGACCCAGGATTTGATAGGTTAAAAGCCAGATTTGTGTTACGACGGCCCCAATAAGGGTAAACGATCTGCACAGGATGCAGATTCCGCAAAACGGTAATATGGGTTTTCAATGATTGGTAGAGTTATCGGCGAAGCATTGTTTTTCTCGGAAGATCCCCCTCAGATATGGGATTTATACGAAGGTAGTTGATACAGAATCCGCACTACCAGTAACGTTCGGATATGAAAATGAAGCGGTTCGGAGATGCGACTATGACACAGAAGTTCATTGTTAATCTGCCACTATATGTCAGCAGAGTTTGAATGAAAATGTTATGGCGACGGTCTCGCACCCCTACTGTCCTTAAAAAACGCCCTGGATTCTTCGGAACAACCCAGGCGGCGCAGGAGCTGAATTCCCACTACAAAAACAAGATGCGATGGGTGAAATTCCCATAAAGTGCGATGACAGGACTAGAATTAGTAGGTACGTGTACATGGACGGCGGAATTAGGGAGTCGTGCCCCGTTTAGAAGAATGGAGTGAAAGTGCAAGATAGTGTTGATGAAATCGTGTAGGTGATATTTGTCATTGGTTAAGAACCACTAAGTCGGACCGGGTGAGAGTCCACTACTGCCTCAGGCGATATGGAGTACGAGCAAATCAAACGGTGGGGACCACTGCACGTGAGAGATGGAGAGATGAACATGAGTGTTCATACACAGATCCAGGATGAAATGGATCTTTTGGTGTTCGAGAGAGACACTGCTGGATGTCGCAGTGTTCTTGTGGATGACACAAGTCATCCCTTGTTATATGAAGGTCTTTCCTTCTCGGTCGAGTTGGGAAGCTCATCATGTGGGATCCAGAATTGGAGCCATGGTGAGTTCTATTATTTATTTACAGTTGAGTCATTAGAGATAAGTGACTCTTTCAAGCGATCTGATTCGGACAATTATGGTATCATGTTGAAGAAATTAGAGTACAGACGTAACCTTAGGAAGGAGCGTCACAAAGAGTACCGTGATCGATCAATTGAGAGAGCCAAACGTCGAATTGATAGAGAATTTTTGGATATTGAATTCGGAGAAGATGTGACTGACTTTCAAAAACATTCGCGTACTCATCAGAAAAGACACATACGTAGAAATTTGCGAGCTGACTATCGCTCGCTTCTACAGAGTGACTTGCGACACAAACAGTATAAGAAGTCGAAGCAAAATGATAGAAGACAGATTAAATCGACTTTTGGTGATTTGTATGAATTGTTTTTGAACTCGAATTTGATGGTTGAAGCTAAAGGTAAGAAGAAACGAATTCTCCTGAACAGTACGATCAAAATGGAATTGCCACAGATACCTGAAGACACTACACGAGATCCTTCTCCTCAATTTTGGGAGAATTACGATGTCGAAGAGCTTAATGAAGCTAAAGGTGTTTTGTATGAAGATTACAGTGAGGCGATTGAGCGTGTTAAAGCAGAGCAACTTGCGGAGATACAAAATCGGGCTAATCTCGTTGTGGTAGAAGAAGAGAAATGTGAGAGAATTGATGAGGAATTCATTCCACAACCAAGACGAGGGAAAATCATAAAGAAAAAGAACCTTAAATTTGGCAAGCAATTCAATAAGATTTCCAAAGCTGTTAGGGATGGTTTTGATAAGGCATTTAAATCTTCAGCTGGATTAATGGAATCGGTTGTTGGATCTACACAAAACGTTTTTTCCGAAATGAAACATTCATCAGTAATGGATATTCTTAAGCAATGTATGCGTGGTAATGATGGCCGAGGAACAGGAGGTTTTCATGTGTTTTCCGGTATAATTGTCAGTTGTTTGGCTTTTTTGAGATTAGTGTTCACCATTGATTTTAATTTTGCCAATTTGTCATCACTTACCTGGCTGTTTTTGAAGGCTATGGGATTGACCAATGGAACAACACTCTTGGTTTCAACTGTTTTCCCTGCGCTTGAGTCGTTAGTCCGGATTTGTGTTAATTATTTCCGAGACTATATGGGTACTCAGAAGGTAGAACTTACAGTTGAATCATTGTCAGAGTCAATTGATGGTTTTCTCGCTGGGACGACGAATTTTTTGTCACATCCTTTGATGGTATCTGTTCGAAATGTGGTTGTTTTCATGGCGGCTTTGCATTTGTTTGAGAGACCTATTGCATCAGATATTTTCCGACATTTAGGAAAACCTGAAGGATTTTCCATCATCTCGTTGTTAACAAGTGTTCTTTCAGATATTTCGAGTATGATTCGGATGGGTGAAGCATGGTTGTTTGGAAAACCTGGTACCATTGATCTGTTTGGAGAGAATCCGTTAGCTTCATCTGTGGCAAAATTGACACAACACCTTGAGATGCAAGAACTAGTCTATACTGGTTTGCCACTTGAGGGTTTTGTAGAGCGATCCACTTACATTAATGATTTGAAGAAACTGATTGAAGCTGTGGAAGATAGTCAGAAGTTGGCAGCCAAGACTGAGGTTAAGCGACTAAAAGTGCCACTTTTGATTGGAAACGCTAAGAAGACGCTTGGAGATTTTACCGGAGCAGCTGTTTCATCTTTCAGACAAACACCAATTGGGGTCATAGTTCATGGACCACCTGGAG